CCTGCCGGGAAGGCATACGCCATCACAGCCATTGCCACCAACGAAACAGACGAAACCAGCGACGACATCACCGTCGGAACGACCCTCGGCGCAGCCGCAGCCATAGGGGACGGCATCTATCAGGCAGCCAAGCAAGCAGCCACCAATGTAAGTGATTTCAAATACCAGCCCATCGGACTGGTCGGCGAGAGTTACGACATCGAGCCCGACAGCAACCTGCTGGTGAACGTAGTAACAATCGGGCAGGTGCGCGAAGCGCTGATCCCGGCACCCGGTGCCGAAGTAAAGGCCAAACTGCCGCTGATTAAATTCATCTAAAAAAAAGGAGGAAAAACAATGCAAAAATCATTAATGCTCGGCCTGACCGAGAAAGATATGCAAGCGGTAGTAAACACGTACAATCTTACGCCCTATTACTACCCCACCCTGTTCCCTATGAAGGAGAATTACTCCCTATCATGGAGAGCGCTGGAAGCCAACGCAGGCCTCCGCGTAGCAGCCGACGTTGTCGCCAGGGGAGCAACAATTGACAAAAAGACACGCGAAGCACTCGCCCGCATACAGGGAGACATCCCCAAAATCGCTATCAAGCGGACAAAGGACGAGAACGAACTGAACGAGTACGACATCATGGTCGCCATGACACAAGGCAACCCGAACCAGCGCGCGCTGATCGAAGCGTGGGCAGAAGATACCCAGTTTTGCTGGGACGGCGTAGCCTCCCGCCTGGAGTGGATCGCCCTCCAGTCTTTGAGCCGCGGGAAGGTAGTGCTGACCAACGACAACAACAACAGCGTCGTGACGCAATTTGCTGTTGACTACCAGATCGACGCAACCAGAAAGCTGGGCATTCAGACCGGCTCCGACGTTTGGACCGACAGCGCCGACGCCAAGCCCATCAGCGTGGACTTCAAAGCCGTAGTGGCCAAAGCCAAGGCAGAAGGCATTAATCTGCGATATGCAATAATGAACGTCGACACCTTCGCGAACTTCGCGCAGACCGCCGAAGTAGTACGCCTCTCAGCCAGCTTCATGCAGAACGCGCTCAACATTGCACAGACACCCAGCCTGCAGCAAGTGAACGCAGCCATGGCATCCCTGGCATACCTGCGCGGACTCCAGATCGTAGTGATCGACCAGGACATCACCATCGAGAACAGCGACGGAACCAGAACGAGCCGGAACCCCTTCCTGGACAACGTGGTTACCTTCGTAGAGGGAGCAACCATGGGGAACACCTTCTGGAAGGTGCCAGCAGACTGGAATCTGCAAGGAAGCGCAGCCATCAAGGCGCTGAACGGACATACTCTCATAAAGAAGTACTCCACCGAGGAACCGATCGAGGAAGTGACCATCGGCCTGGCTAACGCCTTCCCGGCATGGTTAGGCTCAACTCGCACATTCCTATTTGACACAGTGAACAGCACCTGGCTCGAAGGCGTCTCACAAACTTGATAACTAAGGAGGAGCCCTCCGGGGCTCCCCTTTTCCAATCAACACAGAACTAACCGGAACGACCTATGACGTACAGAGAATGGATGACAGCAACGCTCGCCCGCTTCAACATAACCGAAGCAGACGTTGACCTGATCCTCGCCAACCAGGCAGGAGCAATCCCAACACCAAGCGCAGAAGTAGAGACCGCCATTGCAAAAAAAGCACTCGTTCACGAATTCGCGAACATAATCCCGCTGCACAACACCAGCGAGGGAGGCTTTTCCATATCATGGAACTGGCCAGCGCTAAAAGCATGGTATTACCTAACAGCACGCGAGGTGGGACTGGAACCCATAGACCTGGACGCCAAGCCGCGCCCCAAAATCCGTAACCGCTCGAACGTATGGTGAAACAATCCTATCAATACCCGCAGCGCCTATACACCAAGACCATCCAGGAGGCCACACAGCTGCCCAACGGTAGCTGGCAGCCGGAGACGGAGGTCTGGGCACTAACAGCATACTGCCGGGAGGAGACAAACGGAAAGGGAACCCAGATAAACACAGCCGACGGCAGAGCCCTCGCCTTTTCATCGCTCGTACAGCTCCCGAAGGGGACGCCGAAGATCGACGAAGGGAAGCAGATAATCATCGCAATAGAGGAGCTCGACGCCGAACAGCTGAACGATACGGATTACATAAACGCGGCAAAACAGACCGGCTCCATTGTAGCAATCGGAACAGTCCTAAAATGTGACGTCGGAAGGCTTCACACCAGGGCCTGGATATAACAATAAGCGCTCATGCATAGCATAGATACAGACGACACCCTGTACCAGATACTCAACGCAAGCGCCGCCCTAAAAGCGGAGCTCACCGGTGGGATTTATGTATTAGGGGAGCGGCCAGACGGAAGCGAGAAGGAGGACATCGTGGTTAATAACCTATTTATAAACCACACTATCCCCCAGACCGGGACCTCAAACGTGAACATTCACGTGCCAGACATGACGCTCACCATTGGAGGGAAGCAGCAACACAAAGCGAACAGGGAGAGACTGCGCACATTGACAGCCCTCACCCTCGAAGCATTGAAAGCAGCCAACATCCAAGGGCTCGCGATACGGATAACGAACGAGACAATATTAAAGGAACCGAAGATAAAGGAGCACTATAATAACATCAGAATTGAATGGAACATACATAAAATAACAACTTATTAAACCAAAACATCATGGCAAAAAAAGTATACACCATCGGCTTATCTAAAATAGAGGTCGGAGACATGGCCGCTGACGGAGATATGGGAACATCCCTTAAATCACTCGGCTACACTTATCAGGACACGTGCAGAATGACGCAGGAGGATCCAGAAACAACCGATCACTATGCAGAAGAAGTGGACGACCCCGTCGTTTCAATTTCAAGAGGAGGAAAAACACTTTTTAATTTCTCTATCATGAACCCGGACGTGGAGGTTATGGCCCAAATGCTGGGCGGAACTGGCACATCAGGGTCTGAAAGTGCCGGAGACGTATGGGAGGCACCCGCCAAAATTCCCGTTGTCGAGAAATCCGTTGCAATCACGCCGGAGCAAGGGCTCAAGTTTGAAATCCCGCGCCTGCGCATGACCACCAAGATCAACGCCGAGTTTTCAAAGAGCGGTATCCTGCTGCTCGAGGTATCCGGCACCGTAATGACACCGTTAAAGAGCGGCATCGCAAAGATGAAGGCAACCACCATCTGATCGCGCGATCTTTAACCAGACCTTAACCCGAGAGCACCCGAGATCGGGTGCTCTCACTCTTTGAACCTGAAGCATGACAACAAACGAAAACAACAACCCGGAGAAAACACTCCATGACATAGAGCGAGAGGAGCTCAACCTTTTGATCCGTAAGGGCCAAAAATTTGTTGTCCGCTATACCATCACCAAAAAGGAGAAACGCCTCCTGGGCCTTCGCAGCCGAACCGTAGAGGAGGAGCACGCGGAGGCCTTCGAGCTGAAAGAGCCAACCCTCGCCGTCCTGGATCGACTATCCGCGCATTGGCTCGAGATGACCCTCGACGAAAAAGCGCTGGAAGCAGGAGGAGCAGAGACACTCGCCGAAGCAAAGAGGGCAACAGCAGACAACACCAAGCGAATGGCCCGGGTGATCGCCATTGCAGTCCTCGGGGAGGACTACCATATAAAAACGGTAGAGCGCGGAACAGGC